TTAAATCATCCAACTCTTTTTTTGCTTTTTTCTTTTCTTCTGATATTAATTCAAAAAAATCAGAAAGATCACCCATCTGAATTATTAAACATACTCATTGCTACTTGAGGACGATATTCATCAATCCTGTCAACAGCTTTCATAGATAGAATATTCTTGATCTCGTCACTAATTTGTGAAGGAGATTCATCAGCAATAATAGCATTAATTAGTTCTTCCATATTGTTTTATTATGAACTTTTAGTATTTATATCTCGCCGCCTTTCGGCATTTCTACTGGACCCGCATCAACCCCAGGTTCGGTTGGGACTTTACCCATATCCCCTTGAATATTATCCCCTTGAGGTTCAGCAAGTGGTTGACCTGTTTGTGGATCTATTTGCATTGATGGATCAGGAATAACCCCATTTTCAATTTCTTTTTGAATTAGTATATCTTGCTCAACGATTTCTTCATCAGTTTGCCTTAGAACTTTTCTTCGTAAGTAATCCTGTGAAAAATATCTGCCAACATAAGGCTCAGCCATTGAGACCATATTCAGCCTTTCTGTTAATAATTCGGATTCTTTTAGTTCGGCAAAATGATTATCATACAGGAAATCAAACTGAATATGTTCAGACATGGATTCCCAATCTTCTGGAGTTATAATATTTTTAAGGATTAATTGTGTTCTAAGAAGATCAACAAATAATTTTGAAAATCTTTTTCTTAGTCTCCCTACAAATTTTGAAAATTTAACTTCGTCTCTTAAAATTTCTGAAGATCTGCCCAAGTTAAATCCACTTTCGCCATCTATTCTAGATGATGGAACATTTAAAGATTTATATAATTTTCTTTGGAAATAATTAAGATCAGTTAACTCCCCTAAATTATTGGAACCAGGAAGAGTCGTTACCTCAGTTCCTCTGCCACCTTCTCTACGAGGTAGCCAGTAATCATCCATAAGGCTCTGGAATCTTCTATCATTTTGGACCTCACCAGTTTCGATATTATAATTAAGTTTATTTCTATATCTCATCATAGTTTCTTTGAGATATTGTTCGGCCTTAACTTTAGGCATATTGCCCACATCAATATAAAAAATTCTCCTTTCAGTTCCCCTTACCATACGGTAAATTACAATGCTATCCTCAATCATTCTTAGTTGATTAAGAGATTTGATTGCTTTATTAAGATAAGAAAGAGTAGTATTTTTATTTCTATCTACTAAACCAGATGTGCAATAAACAATACTATCCTTAGCAAACTTAATGGCGCCATCATTCCTACCATTCTCAGAAGAGGTTGCACTAACAGAAGTGTTTGTTAATGGATAAGCAGGTTTTGAATTATAAACAAAATACTCTTCGATATCAGGGAAAGACTGATTCATGGGGTCAGCTTCGCCCATTCGATTTAAAACTTTTAGATTGTCTTTGCTATTTTTCTTTGCTTGCCTTACATACCTCATTTTAAGGCTATCAATATATCTTAATTCTTGAATCCCCTGCTCTGGTTTTTTAAAGTCAATTACTTTATGATAGTAAAGTCTACCATCAACATACCAGTTTCTATAAATTTCATGACACTTTTTATCAAAATCTAAAAGCTGAAGAACATATTTAAATTCTTCTCTTATCTTTTGTTTGATTCCGTCACTAGCATTTAGATTAGATAATTCTATCTGTACTGGGCTGTCATTAGAGTCAGATACGATAGCTTCATTTACAATATCTTCAATAGCAGAATCAACTTCAGGGTGAAGTGACATTTCACGATACCGGCGAATTAGATCATATTCTGTTCTGTAAACTCCCTCAATATCAACATAGGATCCAAAAAAACCAGAAGTCAAATAATAGTCAACCCCATCCTCATTATTTTGAGGAATGGGGGAGACTGCTGTTTGGCTTAGTTTTGTTGTATCATTAATAGAGAATCCAAATAACTTTGCCATAATTAAAATTTAACGATACTCTATTTAGTGTCTTATTTAATAATATCTTTATTGGCGTCCCCTGAAGCACCGATTTCAAAATATTGCATCTGGAAATCAACAGTAAAACGTTCGATATTGTTATTATCTGAATAAGAAAGGTCAATTGGACCAACAGAAGAAGGCCAAATATCATACACTTTATAAGTTCTCAATACAACCTGTTTTCCACCAGTATTTTTATCAGCTTCTAATGTAGAGCCCCTACCTAATTGCTTAACTTCAGCTGTATTAGCCATATACGATGATGGATTAGTTACACCAGTTGCATCATTTAGTTTACTAATAGCATTGGCCCAGGCTTCAAATGCAGTTCTAACTCTAAAATTTTCATCATTAATAACCGTAACAGACCAGAGGTCAATAGTACGATCTCCAGCAACCTTGAGAACCCGCCCTCTGAATGGAATATCAATCGGGTTTACAGTTGAGGCTGGCATTGAAGTAGCCTCACAGAAAAAACTAAAATCTTTTTGAGCTTCTTGATTCCAATAATTTCCACCCACAGCAGATGGAAATTGTGGAATTGTTACTTCAAATAAATTAGGGCGTGCGCCGCCACCTTTTAACTGGCTTTTAAATTCTGAAATAGTGCGAAGTGTCATTTTTAAGTCCTCCTTAGTTTACTTTGATAATAATTAAACTCTACCGGTAACTTCTTCAAAACTTGCACTAGTTCTGGTAGCGACAAAGGTAAGAGTAACATAATTAATAGCCTTAGCTGGTTTAATAAAGATATCAGCCCTAAATTCAGTATTATCAATAACATCTGGAGTGTTATTGGTCTCATCACAAATAATCCTGAAGTCGATAATTCCTCGCTTGGCTTGAACATCGCGCAGATAAGGCTCTACGGTATTAATAAAGGATGATCTAGTGATATCATCATTAAGTTCAAATAGTTGAGCCTGGGCGCTGCTTTCGATAGCCTGTTCAATAGTCAGGAATAGTCTACGAACATTAATACGATCAAAAGCAGAAGCATAACCAAGAGCAGTCTTATCACCAAAGAGAAGAACGCCAATACCAGGCTGATTAATATAAGAGTTAACACGTAAAGGATAAAGTTGATCTCTCTGAGCTTTACTTGCGTTGTATGCAAGTTTAATAGCATTATTGAGAACACCTCTTTGTTGACCAGCAGGGGAGAACCAAGGGAAAGCAACGAGATTCGTTCTTACCATTAGGCCCGCAGTGTCAGCATTACATGCGATATAACGGAACTTGTTATTGAATCGATCATAAGTATACTTATAATTATCATCAAAAACAGCATAAGATGAAGAGGTTAACGGAGAGAAAAATTCAATTATGTTATCTGTTTGCGTATCAGAGTTTGTAATATCAACTATATCGCCTCTATGAGGTGAAATAACCGCAATACAATCTTTTCTCTGATTAGCGATTGAAATTAACTCTTGAGCCTTAGCCTGAGATTCAAATTTATTACCAAGACTTGGACCCATAATTAAGAAGTCTACAGCAATCTCATTACGGTTTGAAAATAGTCTATAGGCGGTTACTAGATCACCAAGAGTTGTAGTATAACCATCAGTGAGAGTGTAGTTCTTACCACCAGAAAGATTATAAGTTACATTACCGATTGCACTGAAAGTTTTGCCTTGGGCTGGGTTATTCCATTGACCTTGAGCAGTTGTTAGGCCCACGAAACCAGAACTAAAACCGGTTTGATAGACTTTCTCGTTAGCATTTGAATTATCTGAAGGATCGTCCCCGACATAAACATATTCAGAAAACTGAGCAATGTAAGTCTTCCACCAATTTCTTTGGGCAGGGTTAACCGCAGAAATTGAATCTTCGGCTTTTGATAGGAACAGATGCTTCTCAAGAATATTACCAGCAATACCAGTAACGCTACCTGTATCATCAGTAATCGCAACATGAATAGAATCATTTTTAGCGTTACGATCTAAAGCATATTGAGTTGAAACTGGTTTAGGAGCAATTGAACTCCAAAGAATCCTTGAATTGGTTAATTCAATATATTGATTGTCATACCAGTCACTTACTTCAGTTAGGGTATGAGAAGTAACCGCCGCACCAGAAGAGTTAGTTACATTTACAGTATTACCCGCAAGGAAAGAACCTGCTTGATTTCTTTGTTGATAATTTACTGGAATATCTACGGTTGTTCCAGCAGCGACTAAAGATACAATTTTTACATCAAGAGTTGAAGTACCAACACCAGTGATAATACCTTTTAGATAGCCATTAAAGACAGTAGTAACGCCGATACCAGGAATAGTTTGGTTAGTGATCGCAGCAGTAACTCCTTGACCAACAACTGAAGAAGTAGCAACAGAGGTGGTTACTTGAAGAATTTGATCCGCTTTGTCGTCAATAACACTAACTTTTAGATTATTCGCCCAAGTGCCAGGAGTTTTTGCGGCGAATACATAATCTTTAGAATCAGAATCATGATTCAGTTCATAGTCATCAAAGTTTTTGATGGTAACGCCAATACCGGCAGTTGAAACACCAGAAGCATTTCTTACTGCGGTTGCGTTTCTAAGATTTGAGCCGCTAGTTCTTACTACTTTTAAAACGCCACCATAAGTAAGGAATGAGGAAGCACTCATCCAATACTCATACTGAGAATCAGTAGATTGAGGCTTACCAAAAACATTGATTAAATCTTGTTCTGTTGTAATATCAATTGCTTCTTCTACTGGACCAGTTGGAAAGGGACCTGCAATCGCGCCAATATTATCAATTACGTTATCGACACGACCAACTGTAAGATCAACTTCTCTAATTAGAACCCCAGGAGATAATTGAGGTGTAGCCATTTGTACTCCCTTATATATTTGCTATTAATTATTTAGAAAAAATAAGTTCTTAATAGTAATTCCAGAGAGCCATTAATTCCTCATTAGGGACAATTTGCCAAACTTTATCGTTTTCTATAAAAGTTTCTTCTTGTAAGCCATTCTCTAAAAACCCAATAGGAAGCATATCATTCTCATCATTTTCTTGCTTTTCTTGAAATAATCTTTTTCTTATATCGTCATCAGTAATTTCTTTAAAGTATTCATTTGTCGAGGCCCATGCAAAAAGAACTAAACAAGAAACGAGATCATCATTTTTACCCTCTTCGGCCATAAATGAATTAGATTTTTGAATAAATGTTGATAATTCGTTAATTGTATCATAATCGTTAATAAAAAGTTTGTCTTCTTCAATTAACATTTTTAAATTAATTGAGCCTAATTTTTTAACATTTTTAGACATCTTAACACCATATTCTACCCTGGCTCCCCCAAAACCTTGCCCCAGAATTTGCCCCTGTCTTCCTTTAATAAAGCAAGTTAAAAGATTAGGATATTCTAAATCATATTGGAGCGCATTAGCAACTTGATCTCCAACATCATTTGTCTCACATAAAACAAATGCTTTATTATAGTGAAGTCCAACATCTTTTACGATATATGGGAACATAATTGGTTTTATATTATTATCTCTATATTTGGCAACCATTTTGTAAGGCATTTTTGTTATGTCAATAACAGTAAATGCTGAATAATCAAGATCAACTCCTCTCGCAACATCAACAGTTATCATGTATTGATGTTCATCAATTGGTTCTTCATAAGTATCCAAAGAGTTTTTAGTTTTTATTGGTTTAGTATGAGTTAATGTTTGAAGTTTTACGCCAGAAATTAAGGTGTCTGATGATCCGAGGAAGGAGCAAGAGAATTCTTGGTCAAAGGCTCTTTGACCAGTTTGCCCTCCACCTAGGTTATTAATAGTTTTTTGTTTCCATTCTTCGTCTCTTCCTGGAACATCATTCCAGTTAATTTCTAATGGAATGTAATCATTCAGTCTTTTTATAGATTCATCCCACATTTTATAGAAATAATTCATGCCTTGCGGCGTCGAACAGATTATAACCTTTGTTTCTCTACCAGAAGAAATTGTGGGATATACTGAATTCATAAAATTCAGTGCAATATTATTAGGTACGAATGCAAATTCGTCTAGAAAAATAACATTATATGAACCACCCCGAACGGAAGAAGCGGATGTTGATGCGGTAATAATTTTAGATCCATTATCTAACTCTACCGAAGTTTTATTCCAAGATTTTACACCGGGCTGCATCCAGTCTGGTAAGTTCTCAAAAGATACTTGAAGTCTTGAAATAATATCCTTTGCTGACGATTGTTTATTCGCAAGAATTGCTATTGATGCTTTTTCGTTGAAAATAGCATAATGTAAAAGGAAAGAAACTGTCGTTGTTGACTTTCCCGAATTAATTGTAGGTATAAAATTCTTACCACATAAAAAAGAATGATCTTTATTTTCTACTTCAATACATGAAACACTAGTTGGTTTAACTTCTTCTATTG